ATCAATTGCGCTGGCGTTACCTGCTGAAATTGTGGCAGGAACCTTTGGAGTTACGGTTGTGCCATCAATCTGAATCACGCTTGGATAATAAGCAGTTGAGCCGTTGGTATTTAACCAAACCAAAGTGATTGCATCACCTACTGCTAATTTGCTTGCTAAGGTTGCCCCTGAGCTGTAACGGAAATTTAGCGTGTGATTTGCTGTGGCATTTGAGGTGTAGTACCAAACCGATGCAGTTGAAACATCAAAGTTGATTGTGCCAGTTGCCGCCGAAGCAACAACATTGACATCCTCCTCAAGTCCTCTGACAATGCTTTCATTTATGCTGCTTGTGAAACCGCCATTGATTGTTGGCGAAGTTAAAGTTTTATTGGTAAGGGTTTGAGTACCTGTGAGGCTAACATTTCCAGTCGCAACCCAGGCTGACCCGTCATAGTATTCAAGCGAGTTTGTATCCTGAAGATAAGTAACCATTCCCTCAGCAAGGATGCCCGAAATTGCAGATGTGCGAGCAGCAGATGAGGCAAAAACCATCACGCTTTGTTGCATCAAATAATTATTAACTTGCGCAGCCGTTAAAATATCCCCGGTTGCAAATAACTTGTAGCCCGCACCTGCCATTTATATCTCCTTGTTAGTAACTCAGGATGCCTGAGTCAAGTCTGCCTTGTGAAGTTGTGCTGTCTAAAATAAACGCTTGGATAATAGGTTCAGATGTTAGCAAAATTGTGTTCCAACTTCGCGGGGTTATATCGTGAGAGATACCTTGAACGAATAATTCGCGGGTAACGGTTGAACCGCCGGGAACTGATTTAGTGATATTGATAAGGTCAAAGATTTCAGAATCAAGGGCTGCGATGATTCTAGTTTCTGCCGAATCATCAAAGAGGTTTAAGGTCATTGAGTCAATGCGCAAAACTGCATCCTTGCGAGCTGCTAAAAGCAAAGTTGCCTGACTGTTCGCCTCGGTATCGGTTTCAATGAGCAACTTATCTCGAACGCCTGAGTGCAGGAAGTAGGTATCAATTGAGGTTTGGTCAAATACATTTTGAACTGTACCGCCAAGGCGCTGAACTGAAACATCGTTCACGATTAAGGTGTCATCGTAGGCAAAATCAATGCCTTGATAATAGATTCCCGACCCGTCATCGGCGTAAACAACAGGCGTTAAATCTGCCTTTTTGCTGACCGTTGAGCGTGAAAGGAAGTTTACATTTCCTGAGGCATCAAGATAGAAAGCGCCGAATTCTGATTTTTCTACTAGCTGAATTGCGCTAAGCACATCGCGGTTGGTTTCGCCTGTGTCATTCTGCAAAGTTGAATCACCGGCATCAATTGCCCTTTGGGAAGTAGGCCAATCAACTAAATCAAGAAAGTTGGTAATGCGCGAACCCGACAATTGCCCCGCCGATGCGCCTGGCAAGGTTGTAACACTCACGCCGTTAAAGAATCGGAATCCATCAACGCATTTCAGAGTCACGCTTGAGGTTTCAGTTAAACCAACCTTGAAATTTGTGTCAAAACTTTGGATGTAACCTGCAAATAGCGGGTACTTTACGCCGTTGTATTCGCCCCAAATGCGGATTTTACGCAATGGAACTAACTTGCCGTAATACGGCCCCGAAGTGTTGGAAGGGTTGTACGCGCCCGTTGTATCCTCAAGGATAACTGTTGCGGTTCCCGCTTCAAACTTGTCTAGGATACGGTTTCGACCACGCCGAATTCCAACGCGCAAAATGGTATCTGAAATATCAACATTGTCATCGCCGTCAGCTAACTGACCCGTACCAAGTAAACCCTTGGTTGCGTTATCTAGCGTGAAAGCCGTTGAGATAAATGCAGGGCCATTGGTAAAGTCAATGCTCGCTTTGAGTTGCGGTAGCCCTGCCATTAGAGAGAAATCGCAGACAGGCTAATTGATTTGCCCGATTGTTGGAGTCCAAGTAGCTGATCACGAATCACGGCAACTAAATCGCCTTCGCTGATAACGCTACCGCCGACATTTACGGTTATGTTTGAACCGCCGCCCATTGAACCCATTTGTGAAAGTGGGATTACCGCCTCAGGGCCAGCCTCGCCAATCATTGAAAGTGTCGGTGAAGTTACAATGCCGCCTGAGGCAAGATATTCAAGCGGTATTTGTTGTCTAACATAATCAGGCAATGAGAAACCAAAACCGCCAGTATTGTTTGAAGTTGGCGGCACAACAGGCGCTTGAGTGCCGGCGCCGGCAACTGCCGCCGCGTAAGAGGCGGCTGCGGCGGCTGCCGAATACCATCCAACGGCGGCGGCATCTGAGCCTGCGGTGATGCTTGGGTCATAAGTAAAGGTGCCTTCAGCAATTCCCTTGTAAGCTGTAACGCTTCCAAAGGCTGCTGTCCAAGCATCTTTTGTTGTGACAGGTGTTAGCAGTAGAGATGGGTCATAGCCAAACTTTTCAAGAATTTTGGCGGCGTAGGCTTCAGTTTCAGCCTTAGTCATTCCCCATTTGTTGCCAAGAGTTTCAATTTCTGTTGCATCAATTTTGCCGTCAGCAGCTACCTTAAAAGCATCGCTGTAATAGCCAACTTCTTTTCTAGTAAATCCCCATTTTTCTTGGAGTTTATTGATTTCAGCATCCGACAAAATGCCGTCATTTAACGCTGAGAAAAAGTCAAGATAAGTTGATGCTTGCTTGTAAGTAACGCCCCAAGTTTCAGCTAGGTTCGCAACATCTGCGGCGCTGATCTCATTATCTTTGATTGAGATAATTGTTTGAACATAAAGTTGCGCCGCGTTGGTTGTGATTCCCCATTTAGCAGCAAGAACTTGGAATTCAGCAGGCGTGATTTTCGCATCTGCAAGTGCTGTAAGAATGTCATTGTAACGCTTGGCAGATTCGGTTGCTGCGTTGTTGGCTTCAATTTCAAACTTGCGAGCAGCAACGAATTTTGCAAAGCGTTCTTGTTCGGCAATTGCGCCTTGCTTAATTAGATTTAAGCGAGCCGCTTCAAGTTGGATTGGGTCGGTTTCGGATGTAGCCGTTGCCCCTGCCTTAGTAAGGGCGGCAATTGCTTTAAGGCTATCTGCCTTTTTCTTAGCAGCAGCAGCGGCTTCGGCAGCAGATTTTTTTGCTGCGTTAGCAGCAGCAATCTCAGCATTAGTAAGTTTTACAACAACCTTTTCAGTTGATTCATAAACTCGATTTGCCGACATTGAGTAATTGCCGATTGCAGTTGTCTGATCATTGATGGCAGTTGTTGCGCCTTCAACCGACTTTTGAACCTTGCCCATTTCTTTGTAGAAATAGATTGCGGCTGCTGCGCCTAAAGTAAGGCTCACGCCTGCGGTGGCAAATCCTGTTGCAATTGCTGCGGTACTTGCTGCGGTAGTTTGAGCAGTTAGCGCGGTTGTAACTAAACCAATCGCTGTAACTAAGGCTCCAATGCCTGCAACAATTTTACCGCCTACAAAAATGCCAGCCATAATTGCGCCGAATAATTTAAGCGTTCCAATGTTGCGGGAGATGAATCCAAAGAACTCGCCCATTTTGACAATAACAACTTTGAGAACTTCAAAAATGCTTTTTAAGCTGCTTGCAATTTTATCTTTATTTGCAGATGTCCATTTTTCAAGGGCAGGCAAAACATTTGCTTGAATATAGGCAACAAATTCTGTGATAACAGGCAATAAGGCATAGCCTAAAGTTTCAAGAACTTCGCCGTAGGCTAATTTCAAACCTTCAAGGCGACCCGCCAAAGTATCGGCGGCGGCTGCTGCTGCGCCACTTGATGCCTTTGCCACCACATCAAGGGCGGCGGCAAAGTCTTTAGATTTAACTGTGTTCGCTGAAATCTCAGGAAATAGTTTCTTGAGTGCGCCGATGTTCCCGCCGTGAGCTTTGGCAAGCAGTTTGGAAGCAGTAACTAAATCAATTTGCTTGTTCGCCGCAATATCAAGGGCAACGCTTTGAAGTTTCTGCGCTTCCGTGATTGAGCCGGTTGCGGCAGCGAGTGCCGCCAATGATGGCCTCAACTGGTCATCGGCAACTGAGAATAATTTTTGTTGCTGAGTTATGTAATCTTCAACCGATGAAATAGCTGAATCGGTAGCGCCAACGGTATTGCGCAAAGAATTGGCAAGCAATACCTGCGATTTTTGATCTTCAATGGCGGCTTTAACTGCATCAATGCCAACTTTTACGGCAAAGGCGGCTGAGGCTGCGCCCGCAAGTGCAAATGCTTTTGTTGCTTTCTTAGAAAAGGCATCAAAGTTTTTGCCCAATTTGGCAATATCTCTTTGAGCTGCCTTTGAACCCTTGGCAGAGTATTGGCTAACAATCCGGGCGACTACTGCTCCAACTGCCATTGTTTAGCCCTTCTTGTTTGTGTCTAAATGTCGCTGAAGTATTTTCTTTGCATCTTCATAGGCATCATCAATTTTCTTGTTAATTTCGGCTTTGTTGTTATCAACAACCGACCAAATAAGGCGTGAGGCTTTACCAAACCAATTAAGGTTTTGAGTAAATTGCCCGCCTGAACTGCGCCGCCCGCCGACTTCAAAGATGGCACCTGCGGCAGATTTGTTAAGCAAGGCTGCTGCATTGGTTGTGTAGTCAGCTTGAACTTTACCTTGAGCGCGAGTTGAAACAATGCCTGTTTTGATTGCGCCAGCATCCCAAGCAGGCCAACCTTTACCCCCGCGAGATGTTGCTCTTGGATTCTTAGGTTCAACCTTACGCCAACCGCGCATTGGAGTATCCGATTGAGAACTTCCAATTTTATCAACGCGGTTTTTTGCTTCATCTCTAGCGCCACGAATTTCAGTTGAAACAACCTTGTTAAAGCCCTTGACGGCATCTTCGTCAAATTTCTTTAATGCCGCCAAGGTTTCTTTAACACCAACCAAAACAATTGCATTATCAGCCATTATTTACTCCGCGCTTTGTTGCGTTCTTTTATGTAGGCAACGATTGCTTCTAAGACACCATCGGGGGCATCTAGCAAAGCAGTTGGGGATAAGCCCGACTCCACCGAAATTGCTGCTATTGAATAAGTCAGGCTATCTCGGTGGATTCGGAATTTGGGTCTGCGACTAACTCAACTGAAACAAGTTCATCAAGGAACCCGTTACCAAATGGCTTTGTAACTTTGCCGTTTGCGACAAGAGCTGCGTGTCCAAGGTAGTAGATGTGTTCTAGTTTTTGTTCCTCGCCAAGTAGCTTCGCAAATCCCTTGCCAAACTTTTGCTCAAAACCAACGATGATTCGGGGAGTCAGCGAAAAGACTCCCTCGAAACCATCAGTTGTTTTTACTTTGATCTGTAATCCATCCATTATTTTCCCCCTTAGTTAGTTATGCGACTGCTTTTGTAATCGCGCCTGAAATTGGCCAGGTAACTGAAGCTGTGGCAAGTTCGCCAACGCCGCCGTTAAGTGGTGTCCATTCTGATACAAGAACTGAGAATGTGTACGAAGGATTTGTCGCGCCAACTGTTGTGTTTACTGGCTTGACGGTGCAAGTTACGGCGGTGCCAAGTAAAGGATAAATTACTTGTTCAACGCTTGAAGTTGCGAAATCCTGATGGAATTCAAAAGTCACGGAATTGTCAGCAAGTCCAGCAACGCGCTTTTTTGCGGTGTCACCAAAACTTGTGGTTTCAACGATGTCATAACTTGTTGAAATGCTGATGTTATTGATGTGGTCACTTAAATCGTTTGTTCCAAATACAATATAAGCGTTGTTTAATACTAATCTTGCCATTTTATGATGTCGCCTTTGTGATCGCGCCTGATACAGGCCAAGTTACTGATGCTGTTGCGAGTTCACCAACTCCACCGTTAAGTGGTGTCCACTCTGAAACAATTGCTGTGAAAGTGTATGAAGGTGATGTTGCACTTACGGTTGAAGTTGGTGATACCACAATTGTAGTGGTACTTCCCAAAAGTGGGTAAATGGTTGCTTCAACATTTGAAGTTGCGAAATCTTGGTGGAATTCCAAAGTCACCGAATTATCTTGCAAGCCGGCAACGCGAGTTTTCGCTGCTGTTGAACCAAATGCTGATGTTTCAATTACATCATCTGATCTTGAAAGTGAAACTGAAGCAATATGATCGCTCAAATTGACTCCATTTACTGTCACTTTCGCATCTGTTAATACGATTCTTGCCATTTATTTGGCTCCTTCTTGAGTTGTTACTGGCTTGATTGACGGTGTTGAATCCGACTTGAGATGTGCGCCAACAATGAGAGCATCAATGTTCACGCCTGCTTCAAGTAGTTCTTTTTCGGTGAGGTTGTCACCCTTGCTTTTTCCGCAAACCTCTAAATCTGAGGTTATTGTGTAGCTCATTTGTTTCTCCTTATCCCCAAATTGTGAGGCGGTAGCGGTACGATAAATAAAGATTGCCCTGCGAGTCATAAGTTCCTGATTCGGCGCTCATAACTCGCAAAGTTTGAACTTTGCCCCCCAAAGTGCGGTCACTTTCAAGGGCTGCTTTAATTGAACCCGCACCCGAACCTGCCAAATAAGCATCTAACTTATCTTGACCCGAACGGGCATCAAAGCGTTGCACAATCACATAAATATCAACATTGGCTTGGTCTAAACCTCGCGCATTGTCAATATCAAATGTGAAATCTAATTGCCCCACAACCGCGCAAGGTGGCGTTGGCACCTCAGGTATCAAGTCAAAGGCGCGAAGCCCTGAGATGGTCTGCAAACGGGTTTTAAGGGCATCTCTGACATCACTTACAATCATTTGGCAACGCCATTTTGCTTGCGGAATGGGCGTGTAAGCGCCTCAACATCGGCATCTAATTTAGCTGAAAGTCGAACTGTGCCAAGGTCGGGAGTGCCAGCAATTCCAAACGGTGATTGACGGCGCACAAAGAGGCGTGAAGCCTGAATCAAAGTTGCCATATTGATCTCGGAAGGCACCGCTGAGTAACCCCAAACGCCTTTAACGCGAACTGCCTGCGGTAGGAAGTAGGGGAAAATATAACTGCCAACCGCCAAAATCCGTGAATAAGGCCAACCTCGGCGGGGATTATTGATTGGTTCGGTTAAGTAATCGGCAGTTGTCCAAACGCTTACATAGGTTTGATTGAAATTGTCATCAGTTGCGATTTCATTGATGCTGACAAAATCATCAACAGGCAAAATCCAAGCATCTTGGGCGGTGAAGTAACGGCTGACAGGTGAACCCGTAGTTCCATCGGCGTAAAAGAAACGCCCTGTGTAGTCATCAATCATTCGGCTTGCTGAAGTGATAGCAGCTTCAAGCGGCATATCATCAACGCTGTCGGTTATTGCCAAAGATGCCTTTAGTTCGGCAAGTGTGCAGTAACAATTAGTTAGAGCCACGAATGATTCTCTTTTCTGCTTTAGGCAGCATCGCCCTTTCTAAATCAGGGGCAGCCGTTGCGGTTTCTTTTGGCTTGCGAGCTAATCGCAAAATTCTTTTTAATCTTTCCATAATTGATGGTGCCGTTCATCTAGCCAATAAGACTTTTGATGCGGCAAAATTGCGCCTGTGTTTACATAAATTGGGAAACCTAACGCCCTAATTCTACGGCAGAAAAGTAAATCTTCACCAATCCAATTGCCATTAACAGGGCCATCCCAAAACCAACACCAATCAGGGCCTTGGTTTTTGTCTGCGGTTTCGCGCATCTTTTCTAAAACGCTGCGATGGATAAGCAGGCAACCTGTTCCCGCAGCATCAATTTCAAAAACTGAATCTTTGTCATACTTATACAAGGGCAAAAAGCCTTCGGGTGCATCTTGGAAGATAGCAGGCACCGGTTTTGGATACGGTGCGCCCTCAATTCCAAATCCTGCAAATACTAAACCTGCAACAACAGGGCGTTCTTTATCGTGAGCAGTTTCAAGCAACTTATCAAATGCTTCAAGTGTCAATTGTTCATCGCTATCAATTAGCAACAACCAATCAGACTTTGTGCCATCTAAGAATTGCTTTACAACGCGGTTGCGCTGTTTTGACAACAACCCTGAACCCTTAACCCGAACGAACGGGCCAAGTCTTGCTGATCTTGCCTGCGCTAATTGAATGAGGCGATAAGCAAAGGCACCATTGACGGTGCCAGGGTCACAACTACCGATTGAAACTTTGTGAGCTGACTTCATTAGATTCCCCCGAATCTATTGGGAAGTGTTGAAGGGGCAAGTCGGGGGAGTCTTGCCCCTTCAACACAATCAAGAAACCTTCAGATTAGAAGGTTGGTGCCACTAAACCTGTGCCTGAAATAATTGAGGCAGCAAGTGCGTAACGCTCAGCAGAAAACGCTGCGTAGCCGTAAACAACTGACTTAACTGTGAGATTGCCTGCGCCAGTAGCATCGAATGACAATGCGAATGGTGAGCCAGGTTGTTCCCAAAGGTGCATTTCAGGTGCAGCAACGCAATAGATTTCATCTTGGTTTGTTGCAGCGCCATATGTTGTACCAACTGAAGCATCTGTGATGATTGGAAGTCCAAGCATCTGATAGCCGCTGTTGCCATATGAAGAAGCGCCTGCGCCAACACCGATTGCGTTCATTGCGCCATTAGCTTGAGGAACTACTAATGGGCGATTTGAACCATCTACGCCTGCCATTAGGAAGGCTAGGCGGCGTGGGTGCATTACGAAGTGAGTTGGTGATGTGAATGTGTTTGCCTGAACTTGCTGAATTGCATCAGCTAGTTTTGGATAAAGCAAAGCAACTGTTGGAGTTGTTGCGGTGAATGTAATGGCATTTCCACCTGAGTTACGGATTCCCTTGATTGTGCCTGAAGTACCTGCACCGTTAAGAATCTGTGAATTAAGTGTTGTGTGCCAAGAACGGATTAAGTCGGCAACGATGAAAGCATCAATGCCTGTTCCGCGCTCAATCGCTTGCTTTGAAATATCTTGCTGACCAGCAATAGTGCGAACATTGATGGTTAGTAGAGTGTCATCAGCATCAGTTTCTGAAACTGCATCATTCTGTGTAACCTGAACGGCTGTTGAAGTTCCTGTTGTCATACGGGAAATGTTCAGGGTCATTCCGGCTGCTGGCAAACTGTGCTTGCTTGTTGCGAAATCCGCTGTTGGGCGGCCTGCGCGAGCAAGTGGTGCTGCTAGATCAACAAGGTATTGTGGAATTGTTAGACCATCAAATTGTGCTGTTCCGACATCGCGGCGCTCAATTGACTCTTCGCGCATATGGCGAGCAAGGCG